CTGCCACTGAGCAACGCTGTGCGGGAACTCGGAGAACTGGAAGTGCCAGATCTCCCCGCCCCACGTCGCCTGCTCCAGGCCGTACGCCTCGCAGTTGAGGGCGGCCCACTTGAGGTCGCCGATGGCGTCGACAGCCGACGCCGCACCCTGCACGAGCGGCTCGTGGAACGAGCGACCAGGCGGCGCAGCGTGCGCCATGCCGGTGTTGAGCTGGTACCGCTTGCCGTTGTAGCCGCAGCACCCTCCGCTCTTCACCTCGTGGTGCCGCTGCAGGAACACGGTCTCCTGCTGCTTGGTCGTGCGCCCGGCGCCTCCGATGCTGAACCTGCCGCCGCCCGCGACCATCAGCCCCTTGAAGCGCTTCTTGTACTCCGAGTGGAGCATGTCCACCGGAGCCTTGGCGAAGATCTCATCGAGCGTGAGCATCGCCGGAGGGTTGGCGTACCCGTACGGGTACTTGACCTCAGCCATCGTCATCGACGTCGTTGTCGTCGTCGTCTGCGTCGGGGTCGACGGGATCGCTCACGAAGTCGTCGTCGGTCTCTTCCCCGGCGGGGATCGCCTCGACGTCAGTGGCGGTGTCGTCGTCGCTCATTGTGTTGCTCCTGTTGGTGGTTGTTGATCGATGGGGAGATCGGCTACCTCGACCACCTGAGTGGACGGAGGCATGACGGAGCCAGCAGGTTGCTGGTTCTCGTAGGCCAGCTCGGCGAGCGGTTGTCGCGGCACGGTGGCGGGCTTGACCATCATCAACTGGATGCCACCCCACAGGACGGTGATGATGCCAACGATGATGCCGCCAACGGTGTCGGAGAACACGCCGGTCGCTGTGAGCAGTGAGGCCACACCGAAGAGGATGAAGAACACCACCGTCGTGATCAGCACCGGATCCTTGGTGAAGGTGGTGCCCGCGGGCGGCGGTGTGATGGAGCCGGTCATGCAGCCAACACTAGTTAGCTGGTCTCTCCGCCCGGGGCTGACCGCAACAGCGCTACCTCATCTCGCAGCGCAGCGATCTCGTCCTCCTGCGCTTCGACCTTTCGCAGTATCGCCTGCATCGCAGCCACCATGTCGGGCACGAGCTTGGAGTTGTCCTGCCCCCACGGCATGAACGGATCCGGCTCATCGAAGTCAGCGATGCGCTCGGGCGGGGCGCTACGAGTCTCGGGGTCGAGCTGCTCCCACTCCTCGATCTCGATCTCACGTACCGCTTGCGCCGCCTCGTGGTTGGCCTTGCGCTCGGCCCACACCTTCTCCTCGGTCTGCACACCGAAGCCCTTGGTGACGGCGGTGGGTTGTACCTCGTACAGCTCCTGGGCGATGAAGCCGTGCTGGATGTCTCCGCTCGGAGTGCCCTCCTCGTCCTGCATGCCGTCGGCGTCGAACTTCCACTGGTAAGCGACGGGGCGCCAGCGCGCCAACCTTTCCAGTGCCTCGTCGTCATCGAGATCTCGAACGTTGCCCTTCCATGGGCCGTGCGATGTCTGGTTGAAGTTGACACCTGTCGTGGAGACCTGAGTGATCGAGCCGATCTGCGCAGCGGTGGGAGTGCCGCGGCGCAGTGTCAGGAAGACGCCGCCGTTGGTGTCGGCCGCACCCATGTTGATCATCCAGTTGTAGGCAGAGCCGCCGTCCATCGAGGAGATGAACCGACCATCGGTGCGGATGTCGAATCCGCTCGTGGTGTTGTAGGTGCCGATGGTGCGACCCCACGCCTGGCCGCTTGGCTCGATGCGACTGACCTCGGTGACGTTCTGGATGAAGAGCAGCACGCCCGAGCCGGAGGCGATGCGAGTGTTCACTCCGTTCTCGTTGTTGAGGTACATGTCGGTACCTGAGAAGCCGACGTAGCCAGTGCGTGTGCCGAGAGCGTCAGGGTCAGTCGTGGCGTTGTAGAAGGCGATGTAGGACGAACCGCTGCCCCACACACCAGCGCCCGTCTGCGGCCGCATCACTCCCTGGATGCGTGTGAAGCCCTCGATCACACCGTCGCTGCGGATCGTGAAGACGTTGACACCGCCACCGGGATCGGCAACGCCAGGTGCAAAGACGCCGCCTCGGTAGATGTTGAAGCCACCGCCCGTGCGGAGGAACAGCGTGCTCCCCTGGACACCAGCGGCGTACGTCGACCCGTAGAGGTTGAGCATCTGCCGGGTGGTAGCACCGAAGTCGAGGATGTTCGGGTTGGGGATCGTGACCCCAGCTCCGGTGGCCGACAGCGAGACGCTGCCCGCTCCCCACAGTGACACCGTGCCGCTGGTGCTCACCGCGCGCAGGTCCGTCGGCGTACCCATGATGTAGCCGTAGCGAGTGAGGAAGTCGTCGCTGTAGAAGCCCATGTGCGGGGTGGTGAACCCGTACCGGGCGAGCCGCAGCGACTCGATGCCAGCAACGATCTCCAACGTCCCCGTCATGCGGTCGCCGTAGATGTCGACCCAGCGATCGTCGCCCTTGGCCATCCAGTCGCTGTTGGAGGAGATCCACTCGGGCGGCTGGTTCTCGCTCATCGTCACCAGCACGCGGTCGCCGACGACAAGTGGCTCGATGGTGTACGGGTCGAAGACACCACGGGCGAACGGCGGTGCCTCGATCGGCTCCATGCCGTACGGCCCTGGCATCACCACGGTGGCGACGCCGGTCGACTGATCGAACTTGCGCACCCGCGCTTCGTAGAGGGTGAGGATGTCGCGGCTCACAGCTCACGCTCCCAGCGCGACGGTGCGATCCAGCGCGCCGACTGGAGCGTCGGCTGCGGCCACTGCACGCTCTGCCAGACCGGCGACGTCGCTGTCTGATCGTCCTCGTCACGGTTGAGCACGAGCGAGGTGTAGCTCTCATCGAACGACTTGACGTGGGTCGCCTCGTGGACGAACCAGACGTTGGTGTCGGCACCGTTGGTCAGCGCCACCGTGGTGCCCGAGCGCAGCCCTGGCGTGAACTTCAACGAGCACGTCGCACGGCGCAGCCGGTGACGTCGCCGCCCGATGCGCTCGGCAGCGCTGATCGCATCCTCCAGTGAGCGCACGGTCTCCGGTGCTGGCAGGGTGACGGCAGCGTCGGGGTTGGCGGTGACACTGAACGACTCGCCGAACTTGTCGACGCCAGCGAACACGCGCGCCTCGTAGCCGAGCGGTACCGGCGAGGCACTGATCGAGTAGTTGAAGAGCTTGTTGACGTTGAACTTGTAGAGCGGCCGCATCCGCCGTCGGCGGATCTCCAACGAGGGATCGACCATGCGGATCACCACGTTGGTACCGATCAGCGCCATGCCGATCTCCTGAGCCAGCCGAGCGAGGAGCTGCCAGTCGCTCTCGGCCGACTGCACGAACAGCGGGATCGTGTACTGGTACGTGTCCATCTCCAGGCAGAAGCCGTAGGGACGCACGATGTCACGGGCGATGTCGAAGGGCCGCTTGTCCTTCCACTGGCGCTCGGCGCCCGAGCGCATCACGCTCGACGCACCGAGCACGTAGCCGGTGACGACCATGTCCTTGTTGAAGCCGGTGGAGATGGCGTGGGTGTCGAGATACCCGTGGATGGCGCGCGTGGCCGACCCCTGCCAGGCGGTCAGCTTGGCGGGCTGCCCGGCGTACTTCGTCAACGCCGTCGACTGTGTGCCCGAGATCGACAGCAGGTCGTGCTGCCCGCAACGCTCCTCGATGGTGAACGTGGTGGCCTGCAGAGCGAGGTCACCGACCATGAAGGTGTCGCCCATGTCAGCCCACAGGGATCAGCAGCGTCATCCCGTACAGCAAGTCGTCGGGGCAGGGGAAGTGCGGGTTGAGGTCGGCGATCACCCACCAGTCCTGCGAGTTGAGGTAGTACCGATCGGCGATGGTCCACATCGCATCGGCGGCGGTGAGCGTGTACGTGATGTACGGCTGGTTGATCCAGAAGTGCGGCCGCCGGATCACGGTCTGCACCTGCACGCCACTGGCGTGCGGCATCGAGACGAGCTGTTCGTTGGCGTAGCGAGCGGTCATGGTGCCTCAGACCTGGAGGTGGAGATCGACTGGGTTGACGGTGTAGGTGTTCGAGCCACCACCGTTGGGCGTCGTCCTCGTGACGACGACCCGCCCGTTGGACACGCGAGTCGACGTGGTCGAAGAGTTGGGCGTGTCGTCGTTGCTGCTGGAGTTGCTGCTGGAGTCGGGGTCAGTGGTGGTGTCGGTGGAAGTGTCGGCACCGTTGAATGCGTCGGCGCCCGACTCCGAAGTGGTGCTCAGGATCTGGATGCCGAGGTCGAGCTTGGCCTTGGTCGGCACGTAGTTGGCGTTGAACTCGGCGTACACGAATCCGATGCTCGTGACGTCGCCGATGATCACGAGGTTGGGGTTGAAGAACAGAGCGACGCGACGACCCCACGCCTTGGTGCCGGAGGCACCGAGGTCGAAGAGGCGGCCGAACATGTCGGTGGCGCTACCGGGACGCACCTGCATCTGCACGCCAGATGCGTTGTCGATGTTGATGATCTTGTTGCCGACCTTGTTGAAGTAGTTCTCATCACCGCCGAGGATGATCCGGTAGACGTCCCACAGATCCTTCTGCACACCGATGTCGGCGAAGATCGGATCGACCGAGTGACCGTTGACCGTCAACGCACCTCGTGATGCGGCCGCCGTCTCCAGCGAGCGATCGAAGTAGAGCTGGATGCCGGTCTCGCCCTGGCCGACCATCATGCTCCCGGCGGTGCCTTCGGTCTGCACGGTCTCGGTGGGAGCCACGCCGGTCATGCCGATCGTCACCGACAGCGCCATCGGGTTGAACTGGAACTGCTTGCCCTCGGCGTAACGGATCCGCTTGGGCTGCCTCACCGTGTCACGAGCATTGGCGGAGAGCACTCCTTGTGATGGGCCGACCGCTGCCAGCGGATCAGCAAGGAGCGCCGCCCCCAACACTGTCGTTGAATCACCCGCTGCCGTCCCCGACCTGGCGGCAACCTCGGCAGCCGCTGCCTTAGCGGCCTCGGCCCTCGCCTTGTCCGACGCCGACAGCGGATCTTCACCACTGCCCACCGTGATGGCCGCCGTCGCCTCGGAGCTGTTCATGTCCATCGGGTAGATGAAGCCGCGCAGCAGTCCGATGTTCTTGTATGGGTTGGTCTCAGCGCCGCGGTCGAGGTACGACTGCCGCAACATCGGCGGCACGGTGCGCCGTGGGTAGAGGTAGTCGTTGCTGATCGTGTATGTGGCGTTGGCCTGCTGGCGCCCCACCGCATCGGTGGCTGGGGTATGAGCTGCGTTGTTCGCCACTACGTGTTCCTCTTCGCTGAGACCTCGGCGTACTCCGCTTCCAGTGCCGGGCGGGCGGCCTTGGCCAACCGCTGGGCGTCGTAGGTGTAGTTGCCGGTGGACTGGATCGTGACATGGACATGGACGCCACCACCATTGCCGCTGGCGACGTCCTGCCTGGTGGCACTGCGACCGACGCCACCGCTCGGCAGCACCAGCCCGCCGGTACCGACCTGGCCGGTGTCGAACGAGGCGTCACCGAGGTGCATGCTCGCAACGATGCTGCGGGCCGAGTCCATGTCGGTGTTGTAGTTGTCGGCCATCCCCTTGTAGCCGCCCCACGGGTTGAAGTTGCTGCCGTGCTGCGACATCTCCCAGGCGACACGGATGTTGGTGTTCGGGTTGAGCAGATCCTTGTTGTCGTGCAGCCCGTAAGCGTTGCGCCGCGACACACCGAGATCGCCGAGCATGTTGATCTGGAACAGGCCGTAGCTGTCGTCGCCGGTACTGCGGTTGGGGTTGTAGGCACTGGGATCCCAGCCCGACTCGCGCTTGGAGATGGCCAGCGCCATCACCAGGGCGTCGCCTCGGAAGCCCTGGTTGTACAACATCTGTGCCATCTGCTTGCCGCTGAGCGGCCCGCTGCCGGAGTAGTTGACGTCGGCCGTCTGGCTGGCGGTGGTCTGCCCGCCGGTCCCTTCCATCCCACCACCGCCACCACCCGCTGGGGCACCGCCCTGCAGGATGGAGAGGCTGGACATGCCGAGGCTGAGCGCACCGCCGCTCGTGCCGCCGAGGCCGGACGCTCCTATCGAACCAGCCAACCCAGCGTTCGCCGGGGTCGACTCGGAGGTGGCAGCGACGGGGTCTTCGGTACTGGTGGCGCCGTAGTCACCGCCCTCGTACTCGCGACGGCTGTTGGGCAGCTCGGAGAGCTGGACGTGCCACGGCTCGTGGTTGACGTTGGCGAACGTCTTGAGTCCGAAGCGTGAGGCGTTCTTCTGCAGCCACGTACCGACGCCGGGACCATCGAGGTCGGCGGCCAGACCGATCTCGTGCATCGATCGCCCTGGCGGAGCGGCCGCTGCGTTGCCGGGGATCAGGCTCCACTTCTTGCCGTCCCAGGTGATGTCGCCGTTGGGGTCGACCCGGTGGCGATCGAGGAACATCTTGCGCTGCTGCTCGGTGGAGCGCGTGCCGCCACCACCACCGAGGCGCACCGAGCCGCCCGAGGCAGCGAACAGCGCCAGCAGTCGCTTCTTCATGCGAGAGTCGAGGCCACCCCACGAGCTGTCGTCGGGTGGCTTCGCCATCGGCATGCGATCGACGTAGGAGTAGTTCGCCGAGTTGGCGGTATTGGTCGTGTTGCTCGACGTGTCGGTGGGGTCGCCCGTGGGCTGCGTGGTGTTGCCCATCACGTAGTCGGTGAGCGACGTACCGAACTGGTCCATCACCGCATAGTTCTTCTCTGTGTAGATCGGTTGGAACCGCATGGGGTGCTCGATGCCACCGAAGTACTCGTCGTAGAGAGCGAACATCGACCTGGAACCCATGTACGAGTTGGCCCAGCTCGGCGAGCGAGCAGCCCGCGACATCGAGATGAGCTTCTCGCCCCACTTGTTGTAGTCCTCCCCCTTGGGGTGGTCAGCGGAGGAGAGTGCGAGGAACCCGTTCAAGGTGTCGGACCAGTCGCCAGCCTCCTCCTCCTTGGTCTTGTTGTCCGCCTTACCGAGCGCCATCATCATGTGCTGGAAAGCGTTCGGGTCACGCTGAGCGACGTCCTGCATCCACTCGGCGATCAACGTCGATCGACGTCTCCGCCAGACGTCGATGAGACCTGTCGTCGCCGGGTCCATCGCGGTGATGTCCCGCCAGTCCCTGGTGTCGGCGAGCCAGCCCGGTGCGTCGTTCTCCTTCCACGACGTGAACGCTTCGATGATCTCCTTGTCACTCATGTTCGAGCCTTGAACACCAGCCCCCGCACGGGTCTGAGCGATCTGTTGGTCATTGGCGTTCGTCAGGAAGCCCAACCCACCCGCAGCAAGGCCAGCCCCGCCGCCGATGAGCATGCCGGTGACGGTGCCGACACCGGGGATGACGCTGCCGATCATCGCTCCGGCGGCCGCTCCCTTACCACCAGCGCTGAGCACGTCCCAACCGCTGTTGGCGTTGACCGCAGTCTTGATGGCACTGGCACCCATGTAGGCGCCTCCGGCCGCCATCCCAACCGCTGCCAACCCGCTCATGCCACCGCCACCACCACGGCCGCCGCCGAACATGCTCGTGACAGCGCCAGGCGCTCCTTCGGCGGAAGCAGCGCCGCCACCCCCCCTAAGACCCTTGAGCAACCCGAGCAGCCCACCACCACCGCCACCACCCATCATCCCGCCAAGCATCCCGCCGCCCAGGAACAGCCCAACCCCAGCCGTCGCTGCCTTGACCACCTTGTCGAGTGCAGCAAAGGTGTTGGTCAACCCGCTGGCTGCACTCTCCAGCCCGGTGAGCGCCTCCTGCGTCCGCTCCTCGATGGCCAGTTGGGTGTTCATGCCACCCTCGTTCTGGTTGAAGAAGCTGGCCTCACGCTTACCGCGAGTAGTCATCAGGCTGGTGGCCTGGAGGCCGAGCTTGCTGCGATCCATCCCGAGCTGTCCGGCGATCGCCGCCTGCGAGTTGTAGTTGAGCGACCCACCAGCGCGTGCGGTCTGCATCCCAGCGGTGGAGATGAGATCGAGCGAGGCGTCATCGAGTCCGTACAGACGGGCGAACGTGATGCGCAACGCCGAGCCGGGGGTCTGCAGGTTGATGAAGTCGAACTCGTTGAGCTTGGTGCCACCGTTGCGGCGCTGCTCGTAGTTCTTGATGTACTCCTGCGCCACCGTCATTGGGTTGCGCACCTGACCGCCGACGCGCGCCGGGGTCATGCCCGAGGAGATCTGGCGACGCAGCACCATCGGATCGAGGAAGCCACCGGCCTGCGACGCCGCCTGCGTCGAGGTGATCGTGCCGCCGAACGCCTGCACCATGTTGCCGATGCCGGACATGAAGTTGGTCGCCTGCTGCGGGGTCTGGCCGTAGCGCAGAGCGAGCGCCTGTGTGGCGGCCTGGTCCTGGCGGGTGCCGCCGTAACGACCGGACGCCTCGAAACGCCGCGTCTCCATGCCCTGGTACGGCATCCCCGAGTACATCGAGGAGAAGAGCGCCATCTGCGAGGAGATGGGTGCGCTCTCGGCGATGTTGCGCCCGATGCGGTTGCTGAGGATGTTGGCCCCAGCGGTGATCGCCGAGACGGCAAAGCCAGTACGGGACAGCCACGGCATCGTGCTGCCCCCACTGCCTCCAGCAGGTGGAGTGGATGAAGTTCCACCCGCCGGAGGCGCCTGGCCGCCGCCAGGAGCCGCACCAGTCGTCGCTGCTGCTCGCTGCGGTGCGCCAGCCGTGATGGTCGGCTGCGGGCCTCGCTGGATGAGCGGGGTGACCCACGGCATCGATGTGTTGCCCGAGCTGGGCGCTGCGCCTCCGCTACCGATCTTGCTCCAGATCGAGCCGCCGGTACGGCCCGCCTTGTTGATGGCGTCGAAGTTGTCGCGGATGGTCTTGGAGTGCTTGGCGATCGACGCCAGCGCCTGCTCCAGTGAGCGCAGCCCGTCGACCTTGACCTGCGCGCCGATGGTGGTCAGCGGGGTGGACTTGCCACCGATCCACGCACCTGATCGAGGTGGGAGGTTCGGTCCACCTCCGATCTGTCCTTCGGGCACACCTACCTACCTCTGCTGTGTCGGGGCCATCATCTTGTTGAACTGCTCCAGCCTCTGCTTGTAGTCGAGGTACTGGATCCAGTACCGGCGCTCTCTGATCGTCAGTGCCTTGCAGATCGTCGGGTTCCAGCCGAACGTCTCGACCAACCGGGTGTAGTTGGCGTAGACCGCCTGGTAGCTAACTCGGTAGAAGGTCGGCCCAACCGAACACGGTGGGGAGGTTCTCTCCACACTTGTCGCAGGGCACTTCAACCTCCTTGAAGCCGATGGCTGGGATGTCCAGCAGTGAGTCCACGAGTATGCGCCGGTCGGCGATCCCCAGCCCGAGCGCCCACGCCTCGGGGTCGGCCACCGTCTTGCCGTCGACACGCTCCACGCACGCAGTGAGGAACGCCGTGTTGGCCTCGGGCGCCGTCAGCCGCTTGGAGCCGCTGTGGAACACCGAGATCTGATCCTTGCCGTTGACGTAGCGCATCAGCACTTGCGTCCCGTCGCGCAGCGTGACGGTGAACTTGTCGCTCTCGAACGTCTTCGGGTTGCGGACCTCGATCAGCCCCTCGATGTCGATGTGCAGGTCCATCTCGAACCCGCATGTCGGGCAGGCGACGTTCTCGTACTCGCGGGTCTTGCCGTAGGTGGTGAGGAGCACCTCCTTGAACAGGATGTCGCGGTCCGAGATCAGCAGCTCACCGAGCACGTCCTTGTCCTGCTCGACGTCGACCACGCCGATCTGCGTGACGGCACAGCGCAGGTGGAGGTCGACCACCATGACGTTGAAGTTGGGGCTGCCCGATGGCAGGCGTGCGATCGCTTCCTCGTCGGCGCCGGTCAGCTCACGCACCAACGCCGTGCGGTAGCGGCGACCGTCACGCTCGATCCCCCACAACAGCTCGGCCGTCCCCGGTGGCGGATCATCGATCACCGGGATGCCCGGACGCGCCGGTTCGAGCATCTGACGCAGAGCGTCGTTCTTGGTCTCCGGTGACGACTCGTCGTCGGTGGCGGCCAGGCCCGGAGGCGTGGTCGACCACTTCGATATGTCGAAGACCTCGTCCTCGGGATGGATGACCTGTTCGGTCTGCTCGCTCGTCATGGTGACGTACTACTACGTGTTGGGCGTGTTGACGCCGCCCTGTGCACCGTTGGGGAACGTTCCCTCGCCGTAGTACACGTCGAAGCCCTCGTGCTGCAACGTCATCGTCTCGACCATCACCGAGTTGTCTCCGGCGTTGAGGTCGTTCCACTGCATCGCCGACGGCCAGCAGTTGTAGTAGTAGGTGAGCATCCCGGCGGAGAGGTTGCCGCGGGGATCGCCCTGGCCGTTCTGGTTCCACTTGGTGACCGGGTGCTTGTTGACACGCACGATCACGTTGCAGCGGAAGTCGTCGGCCCACTCGGTGTTGCCCTTGCCCCACTGCACCGAGAAGACGTTCTTGAACCACTCGTACTGCGGCGAGGTCGGGTGCATGAACACGCCGCGGATGAGCTGCAGCGGGCCGACGTCGGACTGCCCGGGCATCTTGCGCGTGATCGTGTTGTCGCCGCCCTCGCGG